AGCTAAAATGGAATAATCTCATCAATGCTCTGTTCTTTGTGAGGTTTTTCCATGCCCATAAACTGTTTATGGCAAGCCCACAAATCCAAAAACAATCCCAGCGGCATCGTCCAGAATTGTTCTTCACTCATGTGCATTTGGACTGTGCCGTAATAATAAAGCCGGGTAAATATCTCAGAATCAGTTACCCGGCTGTCGCGTTTTTTTCTTCACCTTCGGATTCGCTTGTGATATTCCGCGCCGTGCCTTTGAACATGGCTTCGGTGATGGCATTTTTATATGTTGCCAATTCTAAAGGCGAAGTGAGCAGTTCCACTTCATCTTCAGTCAACAAATCCTTGGGATTATCCTTATTTTTCAAGTTGTGAATGAGGATGGACTGATTTGCCAGCAAGGTCAACAGCCATACAATTTCGTCCAGTGCCATTTCAAAGTTCTCGGCTTTCATCAGCCGTTCGCCCAAATCTTGCAAGCCACCATACCGCCCTGCGATGGCTTTGGTAGCTTTGGTGGTGAGAATCATCTCGTATTCTTCACCGCCAATTTTTATCATTGCACTGCGTTCATTTTCCATGCGAAAACCTCCGTGTGTTTTATTTGAGATGACCTAACAAAATGTTAGACCATCTGTTGGACGAGAGATGACCTTGCAAAATGTAAGACCATCTATTCACCGCCGCTTGCATCAAAAACAGGCTCGTAAACTTGCGCGTACCAATTGGAAATGGTGTTCTCAGAAACGCCGGGGTCACCTTGCGTGACTTCTGCCTTCCACGGATGTTTTTCCTGTGCATCCAGTTTATTGCGGCGCAGAATAGTGCCTTCGATGGTCGGGGTCTGGAAGGTGATGGTGTCACCTTTGGTTTGTAAATTTGCCGCAGGGAAGCCAAACTTTACCCGATACAGCCAAAAATAGCGGTAGATGCCGTTTGGCTTTGCGGCTCGGAAGCCGATGGCTACAGGGTTTCCTTCGTTTTCGGATGAGGATATTAAAACGCCATTATCATCCACAGCCGCGCCTGTTAAATCTTGCACAACAGAAACTCCAAGGTCATCCACCCCAAGCACCAATCGCCCGGATTTGAAATCTTTAATCACATACGCCGCCCCATCATCGGCATATAGCGTAGCCTCTGCCAGTTCGATGGTAATATCAGCGCGGATGGCTTTTGCCAAAGAAATGGGTACTCCATAGGTTTCTTCCCCATTGGCATCTTCTGTAATGGTCGCATAGTACAATTTATCCATGCCCACAGTTGCCATACAATTCACCCCTTCGGATTTATTTTGATTGGATATATTTTTGCGACATCTATCCCATAATGATGATATTTGGTATCATCCTCATGCCCGATATATTGCCGCGCTGTTATGGTAAAATCAGCGGAAAGCAATGCGCTGATAATTTTTGACTTCAATGCCAGATAGTTCCCCTTGGAATAAACGGAAATTCGCGCCTGTTGCTGGTCGTATTCGGGCAAATTATCCGCAAATAACTCGAAGGTATCTGCCATTGGTGTGACAACAACATATTCATCCGGCGCGATGTCCGAAAATATGCCTGTTTCAACAGCTATGCCCAGCCCCTCCAACAAAGGGGAAAGTTCTTCTAAAATGCTCACACGTTCCCCACCTCTTCCTCAAGTTTCCGTTTCATGGCTTCGATGGTTTCGTGCTGTGCCGCACTTCGCGCAGGTTTCATAAACGGTCGGGGAGGCTGACCATGTTTCCCATGTTCGAGAACACTTGCCACCATTGCGTTTGAAACACCATCGCGCCGAGGCTCATCAAAACCAACCTTCACGTTAAAATTTCCGTTGCGGTCGAGTTTGGCAGGGGAAAGTCCCAACGCACCCACAAGTTCCCCTGTGGAGCGTGATGGATATTTTGTGCCGTTGCCAATAACAGCTTGTAAGTTTTGCCGCACTTGCTCAAGCACAACCTCGCCCCCGGCTTCCAACACGCGAGGGATGATTTCATCCGTGCGGTCTGCCAAGCGCGAAATTTTATCCAAAAATTCATCGGGCATTTTATATTGTGCGATTGCCATAAACACTCACCCCTTTGTCGGCTCGATATGTTCTGCCAGCACCTCGACATACATCCCCCTGCCACGGACATCCTCCGCAGACAGGATTTTGAAACGCTCCCCAAGACAAGCTATATAATAGGAAGGAATTATTTTTGTGCCGGGGATTACTCGGAAGCGGAACAGCACTGTGGCAGTAGAAAACGCCGCTCGGTTTGCCCATGATTTGTTGCCGTACCTATCTTCCCGGTAGGCGCGGACGGATGCCACGATGGTATCTTCTGCAACAGCAAAGCCCGCGGCATCCTTTTTATGGACGGTTTCGATTATGTCGATTGGTGTTTTCATTTTACCGAGTGCCATTTATACCGCCCCCTTCACACCTTCCATTGCCGCCCCATGCGGAACAGATTATTGACAGCTTCCCATACTTGTTGGCTACCCTGTGCGTTATCGGCAAAAAAACCTGCGGTTGACCCGTCACGCGATTCGTAAAAATGGGATGCCAACATAATCACTCCCTGCTCGGTTGCCGGGGGCATGGGTTTGGTTGTCATGTAGCTGCCATTTTCAACGTGTTGGAAATTTTCTGCGTAATCAATGGCAGATTTAATAAAATTTTCGAGCAGGGAATTGTCCTCATCATGTGTTACAATAAGGTTGGCTTTTACTTTGGTGAGCAAGTCATCCAGTAATGCCCGTTGCTTTTTCGCCATGCCCTTATGATGCACCCATTTGTAACACTTGCACCGCCTCCGGCATAATGAGCCGCCCATCCACACGCTGGGTTGCCTTGAAGCCCACTTGGTCGGTGTCTGCAAAAAATTCATTCAGACGGTCGAAGGTGCGTCCTGTTCTGTCAGCTATCCAATAAAACGAAAAATCACCGAATGCCATTATTTTCGCATCAGCGGCAATTTGCGGCATATAGCCGGAAACATGGATGGGTCTGCCCAGCACGGTGTCGGGAGTTCCGGCAACAACAGAGGGTTGCCACAAATATTGCCCGTTGGCATCCTTCAGCTTGCGAAGCACCTTGATTGTTAAATCATTGCAAATGAACACCGCCCTGTTGCGGTAGGGTACTTTGAGGCTGTGGTATAAATCCATTACATCGTCAAATGTGATGGCTGTGGCACTATCGGCAGTAACACCCACTTGTGCAGACGATAAAAACCCGGTTGGCTTTTTCACACCATCGCCGCCGATAAAGGCATCCTCTTCCAATGTACCCATGCGCCGCCCAAAATCGGTAGCCAAAAACGAATCCAACGGAAACGCGCTGTCGTTCAAAAGTTCCGTGGAAACTTTAATCATCGTTGCTAATTTGTATGCAGAAAGGGTCACTTGCCCAAAGGTGCTGTCGCTTGTGGGAATTTTCCCTGCTTCATCCACCCAAGCGGCAGTTCCCCTTGTAGCGGTAACAGGAATTTGCAATTTGCCACTGGAAGTGCGGATTACACGACAAAGCCGCCGCATGATGTTGTATTCTTCCAATGCTTCAATAAGACGGCGATGGAATTCATCGGGAACAAGGTAGCCGCCCTGCGTGTCCGTACCGATTGCCAAATCATTAGACACGATGATATTTTTACGCATGGCATTCCAAAATGCGGTATTGTAAACAGCAGACGAACGCCCGGTTTTGTCATGTGCGCCACCAACGCTGGTCATAGAATGCAAATTTGCGGCAGGGTTGGGCAGTTCCGGCATAATGGCATTTGTTGCACTAAACTTGGTTTCGGCTTCAAATTGTCGCTCCAAAATGTCAATTTGATTGGAAATTTCCATTACTTCGGCTTCCATTTTTTCGTATGTACTCATGTCCTCTGCGGAAACGATACCATTATCATTCCGCTTGCTTTCGAGAAAGGCTTTGGTTGCCTCCCATTTGGTGGCACGGTTTTCAATCAGTTCGCGCATTTTGCTCATTGCAAAGACTCCTTCCGGTTTTGGGGTATGGGATTTTATTTTGGTCATCCGACTTTCCACTTCATTATATGCCGTGCCGGATTCCACTATTTCCTGTAGTGCGGTTGGTAACTTGCTCAACAGCGAATTAGTGACCGCCATTCGGGAAAATATAACAGGCTCAGATTCATCTTCCACCGTGCCTTCCGAATACAGCACACCGTCAGCAAAGCCAAGTTCCACCGCTTTTTTGGCATTGAAGCACGATTCATCGGTCATCAGCTTACTAATTCTGGAGCGACTAAGCCCTGTCTTGGCTTCGTAGGCATTAATGATGCCCTCTTTTATCTCATCCAGCATTTCCTTCGCCTTGAGCATTTCTGTGGAATCGCCAATGGCAATAGTAGCCGGATTGTGGATTACCATGTACGACACAGGGGACATAAGGGTTTCCGAGCCAGCCATTGCAATCACACTGGCGGCAGATGCGGCAAGCCCATCAATCTTGATGGTAACCTTGCCCGGATACTCCTTCAGCGCGTTATATATTTGCGCCGCCGCAAAAACATCACCGCCCGGACTATTTATCCAAACCGTAATGTTGCCGTTCCCTGCGGACAGTTCCGCTTTGAAAGCGGCAGGGGTCACTTCATCGCCCCACCAAGTTTCCTCAGAAATAGCACCGTCCAAGCGCAGGGTACGTTCGCCATTTTCCCCCGGCATGAAGTTCCAAAACTTACTCTTCATCGTTATTATTCAGCCCCTTCCTGTCGCGGTACGCCGCACCGACATCTTCAAGTTTTACTAAATTTCCGTTCACCATGTAATTTTCACCGCCGCGCTTTTCGGGAATATCGTTCCAATTTTCCAACTTTCGCACATCGTTTGGACTCAAAAATCCATGTTGGATGCCTGTGGCATAACCTTGCATCCGTGTTGCATAATCGCCGCGCAATAATCCGTCCAAGTTAAATTTAATTTTGTGCGTTTTTCGCTCGGATATCAGCAACAAGTTCTGGTCAAGTGCCTGTTCCCATCGCACTACCCAAGGGGTCAGACAATATTTGACAAATTCCAGACTTTGGTGTTCTATATTGTTGAAAGATGACCGTTCGAGGTCACCAATCATATGTGGAGGCACTCGGAAAATTCGTGCAATCTCATTTATTTGAAACTTGCGTGTTTCCAAAAACTGCGCCTGTTCCGGCGGCACACTTACTGTTTTGAAGGAAACGCCATCTTCCAATACAGCAATCTTGCCGGAATTTTGTGAGCCTTTATATGTTTCATTCCACACTTGGCGTAGTTTGCCGGGGTCGTTTATGGTTTTGGTGGATTCAAGAACGCCGCCGGGATTCGCACCGTTGGCGAAAAATCCAGCCCCATATTGTTCCGTTGCCATAGCCATGCCAATGGTGTTTTTCGCCAGTTCAATGGGCGAGAAACCCACCAAACCGTTAAAACTCAACCCATGAATGTGTAACACATGGTCTTTCCTCATAATCACGCCGCCGGACTCCGTGCGTTTGTGTGGCTCGTCATAATCGCGCCAGTATGCGTAATATAACTCGCCGCTTTCGTTTCGCCGCACTTCCATTTTGTTGGGCATAAGCGGATACAGCGCAATCACTCGCCCCTTTTTGTCGCGCATAATTTGTGCATAAGCGTTTCCATAAATTAGAAGGTGCGACATAAGCGTTTCGCGCAGGTCGAAGCTGGTCATCTCATTATTTGGCGCACTATGTACCAAATACTGCAAATGATGGTCATCCGCTAATTTCATGGTGTGGTCTTTATAGCTGTAAACACTAAGGGGAAGGCTGGCTACTGCCTCGGATATTACACGAACGCAAGCGTAAACTGCCGCGACTTGCATGGCAGTATTTTCGTTGACGGTCGTTCCGGCAGAAGAATTGCCCCAATATATGCTTTGGCTTGTGCTTTTTTTATCTGATGCCCTGCTGTTTTCAACATCGGGCTTATTCCGGGAAAATCTATTTGAGAATATTCCCACAGGCACACCTCGCTTACTTATTCATACTTTATGCAGATGTTACAGTTATGTGCATCAGCCCCGGTAATACCCATCGGGATGAGTTGGGTCGAGTACCAACATACCCTGCTCGTTATAAGCACTCTCGTTGTTTTCTTGCAACACAGCCCGGTCGAGTGCCATGACCGCCGCTACTGCGCCATCTATCCGCTCTCGGACTTTCTTCTTGTCGGGCTTGATGCCCCCTGCGGCATCCTCGCTCACCACGATATTTTCCATGTTCCAACGCAAAATGGGATGCCCACCGTGGGCGATGCGGTTTTCCAGTACCTGCCGCAAAAGTTCCTTTGTTGGGTTTGACAGCCCACCGAAGCCCTGCCCAATCCGAATCATGGTAAAGCCGGAATCCTCCAAGTTCTGCCGCATAAGGTGCGCTCCCCAACGGTCGAAGCCGATTTCCCTTATTTCATAAATGTCTGCCAGTTCCTCTATTTTCTTCTCGACAAATTTATAATTGATTACCGCGCCGGGAGTGGTTTCCAAAAAGCCATCAGCAATCCATTGGTCATAGCGAACACGGTCGTTTTTAATGTGTGTTCCCAGCGAATCCTCCGGCAACCAGAAAAATGGCAGAAAAATAAATTTGTCATCATCGTCTAAAGGGGGAAAACATAATACAAAGGCAGTCATGTCTTGGGTGGATGATAAATCCAAACCTCCGTAGCAAGCTCGACCTTCCAGTTCCTTCGTGTCAATGTGAAAGTTACATAAATCCCATTTATCCATAGGCATCCAGCGGTTTTCCTGTCTTACCCATTGGTTAAGATTCAAACGCCGGAAGCGGTTTTCTTGTGTTATATTTATTTGTGCATCAGCAAATTCCATTGCGAAACCTTTTTCTTCAATAGTGATGCCATATGATGGATTCGCTTTTTTCCATACGACCGGGTCAGTCCAATCGTCATCGTCATCTGCGCCGTAAATAACAGGATAAAATGTTGGGTCATACACCGAACCGTTTAATATGTTTGCGGCTCTTTCGTGTTGTTCCCAACAGATGCTATGTCGGTCGTACCCTGCCGTTGTAATCATAAACAAAAGCGGCTGTTCCCTTGCCAAGCCGCTCCCTGCGGTCATAACATCGAATAGGTCGCGGTTGGGCTGGGCATGAAGTTCGTCAAATATTATGCCGTGGGCATTTAATCCATCCTTGGTGTATGCCTCGGCAGAGCAGACTTGGTAAAAACTGTTTAGCGGTTTGAATGTCATGCGTTTTTGGCTGATACTCATTTTTATATATGGCTTCAGTGCCGGGAATTGGTCTATCATATGGATAGCAACATCGAAAATGCGCGAGGCTTGTGCGCGGTCGGTAGCGCATCCGTAAATTTCGCCCCCATGCTCCGCATCAGCACAAAGCAGAAGCAGGGCAATAGCCGCACCAAGTTCTGACTTGCCGTTCTTCTTGGGGACTTCTATATATGCCCTGCGAAATTGGCGGCACTCGCTTTTCTTTTCCACGATGCCGAAAAGGTCACGGATGATGCGTTCTTGCCAATCTATAAGTTCAAATGGCATCCCTCGCCATTTGCCCGTGCCGTGCTTGAGTTGGTTTATGAACATCACCGAGGCATCGGCAAATTTTTGTTTATAAACAGAACCCGGCACTTTGAATTGGCTGGGCTTGTAATTTTTCAATCTGCGTGTGTTATCCAATAAAAAAACCTCCCACAAATAGAAAAAGCCTATCTATGAAGGCTTTATAAAAAATATATGTGCAGAGGCTGTCCGTTATGTATATAATAAGAAGGAACAGCCCCACCGTTGGGGACTGCGCCGTGGATATTTAGTTGTTGGGCTTGGTGTTTATTCTGCGTATTCGCCTCGTTTGAATGCCCAATCGGTCAGTTCGGTGAGTTTTTCTACCATGTACCCGGCGTTTCCGGCATGACCCCAATTTATCTCATCGGGATTAAATTCCATATGATTATCGGCATGGGCTTGCAGTTCGGTCAGCAGTTCTTGTGCCTGTGCTATTTTTGCCATAAATTCTTGCAGGGCTTTTTCGTTTTTCATAATCATCCGCTCCTCGCGCCTGTATTTGTGGGCTTTTCGCCCCCTCGCAACACCATAATACCGTACACGGCGAGGCTAATCCACTGGAGGACGATGCACATTTTACGTTCATTTAATGGCATCTTTAACGGGGCAATCAGTGTTGTCACATAATTCAATACCTAAAGTTTTTTCTGTGTTTGTACCAACATAATCCGCATATATAATCCCAGAAATTAATGCCCATTCTTCTTTAGTTAGTTTGTCGTTAATCGGATAAATATTTTTACAACACTTTTTTTTATCTGTGTTTACCATTCAAACGCCTCCTTGAAATTAGATGAATATGCGCCTTGTTAATATTAACAGTTTGCTCTTCTTTTATAATTCGCGTTCTCCACGAAGTATAAAATGGACATAGGTTTTACAGTCGGTTTCGAGTAAAATGACCAGATTATAATAATCACGGTCAAAGGCATATCTTTGCACCGCCGTGGTGTCCAGCATATTGCATTGACCAGCGGAGCGTACCGACATTATTTCT